TATGGCATAATTTGTTCTACAATCTGCAACATATCATCTGTATGTCTGGTATAAACAAACAAATTAAATGATACATTTACCGGAATCTTAGATCCAATTTGAGTTCCTGAAGATTGACAAGATCCATTAACATTTGTTAAATTTAAAATTGGTGCAATACGATTTAATCGGCGAGTTGGATCCGGAACAATGGTATTGATAATATAACTGATAATTGGTAATTGAGTTTCAATACGGGTTCCATCAGTTATAGAAGACGGTTGTAATAAACGTTGAATAAATTTTTCTTGAGGAGAATAGTGAATGGGCACACGAATATTAAAACTAGTAGATGTGTCTGGGTCAGTGCGAGCAACTTCAATCTTGCTAAACAATGAACCAAAACCAACTACCAGTTTTCTTAAATTTTCGTTATAGTAGTGTCCAAACATATTAATCCTTATGGGTTACCGGGTTGATCGCAGTCTGAAAATGGATCATTTGGATCAAATCCATAACAATTTCCTTCACTCTGTAGTACGTCATTAATACCAAAGGTAGTACCAAGAACATTATTTAATGGAATGTGCAAGGCTCCAGACAACCCTGTTGTAGATGTGTATGGAACATTGATTGCTGTATTATTTGTTTCAATTTTCTCATAACTGTATGTAAAGAGTTCTGCAGTTATTTGATACGAATATAATTTTCCTAAAGGATATAAAGGATTTTCATGCTCTACAAAATTTATTTCAAATAGTGATTTTGATAATGGAAGATAAATTAAATCACCTTCACGAGGTCTAATGATATCAGGATCAATATCCGTGATTTCTTGTTTAAATCGTTTACGTGCAAAAACTAAAGTAATCTTATCTTTAATTTCTAACCCAAATTGTGTGATAACATCAGTTCCATCAAAGCTCTTATATGACTGAATAAACATCTCTAACGTGTATGCTTTTTTAAATGAAGATGATGGATCTTCACCAAAAATTTTATCTATTTGAAAATATTTACGTGGAACATATACCAAATCTTGACCAATACCTTGAATCAGTTCAATAGTAATATCTTCGATCAGAGTTTGTTCTGGTCCGTATTTGGTACTATTGATATAAGGGTTGATAGCCATATTAACCAAGCATTATATCTACAGGTAGTTCCTGTGTTTTTAACAACATTGCTTCAATTGACTCAAGTTCGCGTATAGCATCTTGCATTATGGCTGGAGCATTTAGTTGTGCTCCACCCGGTAAAGGCATACCAGTATACTTCATTAAATTTTGTGCCCATTGTTTTTTAAGTAATGCGGCATAGTGTCTTTGGAAAATACGATCACTCCATATTTTTGGATAATAATCTGCATTTACTTGTACATATGCTTCTACCATAACATATGAATTTGTTCTAACCTTATCCCATTCATTTTCTAAAAATAAACGATCAGTTGTTTTTGTATATGTAAATGAAGAAGGATAATTAAATACATCATTGATCATAGAAATATATGTCATTGCTTCCATATATAACCCCATGGGACCTTGTGAATAACCACTTTGATTAAAATACAAACCAAAGAAATCAAACAAAGTCATCTGGTAACGCAAATCAAACATATAATCACCAACAACAGATCCTGGACTGTATACCTTTGAAATGGTTCTAATATCTGCAGCTGCTGGCCAAAAAGATGTCACTCCTGTACTTGAAGATGTAACTGCTTGAGCACCAACACTATATCCAAAAGTACTAACATCAAAATATTTATTTGCTATAATAGTGGGTGTGATCGGAACTACAAACTGTGCACGTTCATTAAAATCAAAATGACGTTCATGCATATACTCCAAAGATTCATCTAAACGGTCTTCAGCTTGCTCAGAATCAATATTAATTTGAATTACTGGGGCACCGAGTCGTCTATATGTAAAATCAATGAATTCTTGTCTAGTTGTAATTGCCATAGAAATATTTATGAATTCTCAATGATTTTATTTATTTTTTCAATCATCTGTTCTTTTTCTTCACTCGAACCTATTGTTACTTGAATAAGTTCCAATTCCTTTGGATCAATTGCTTCAATCATTTCTTTTCGCAATTTAACTTCAATTGGTTTAAAATTTGGGTCATAATTACTAAATCCTGGCATTTGCATCGGGCAATTTAAAACCGGATAATCTAATTTTGAATAATCATCCGAACTTTGGATCAACCAAGTATGTGGTTTATCCCCACAACCGCATCCACCACAGTAACTTTTGGTTGGATCTACTGCACTAGTTTTTAAAAATACACATGGGGTGTCTATAGTACTGCCACCAAAACAAGATAGAACTCTAAGTTGTTTTGTTTGAATATCGGTTTTTTTATTGCCGATTCCTCTAGAAGCTAGAGAAGCAGCAAACATCATCATTTTTTGAAACATAATCTTATAAAGTTGTATAATTGACAGCCATACCAGCAGGAATAACATACGCAGCAATAAATGGTTTAAACTTTTCTATATCTGGAAGTAAAGAACCGGTCACTTTAATATCTATAGAAGTAAAATTTGAAGTATTTACACTTATATCATTTACTGAAAATCCCAATAGAGAACATATTATATATTTAATTGCGCTTGGTGTACCTTTAATATCAAAATAATTTGAATCAGATTTTATCAAAAATCTTCTTATATTGGGAAGTATTGGACTTAAATGTGATTGAGAAAAATCTGCATTAGGAAAATAAAAATCAGCGAGTGCTTCTAAAAATATAGAATTCATAAACAACGGAACTCTAATATTTTCCCAATTTAGTTGTGCACCATACCCATATTCCTGACTCAACAACCATCTTAAATAATTTTTAATTATTGGAATAATTGCAACATTATCTGGATCTGATTGGTATGCTTTTATAATCCACTGTGGAAATAAAGAGTCTACTGTAAGATTATCACCTAACCATTTAGAATCATTTCTATCTTCAAAATCACTACCATAAAGGTTACTACCCCTTTCGGTGGTAATTACATTTTTTACACTATATGAAACTGGTTGCTCTTTAAGAAAGAAAATCATAGTTGATATACCAAGTTTATACCAGCTACAGACCTAGCATTTAAATATGATAGTAGTAGGGATTGATTGTTAGAAGATAGACCAGTCACATAAATGTTGACTGTTCCCGGAATACAGCAATCAGTTGCTACAGTAATAAGTGTAGAATCCGATGTTCCCGAAATACCAGAAGATAAAATAGCATTAACAAAATCATTAATTGTTACACACCTATCTTGTCCTGTGGCTTTAAATAACAATCTGCATCTAGCTTCTGTTACAGAAATTTCAGCATATCCACCAGAAGGTATTGCATTTGTTACAAATGTAACATCAGATCTTGGAGTTATAGCAGCATTGTTACCAGATGTTCCATTTGATGTTACTGCTTTAATTAATACTGAGTTTGATGTTTGTATTTCTAAAGCAGAGACAAAATTATTTGTAACAATAAAACCTTTAGGACCATTGATTACAGTAAATGTTTTATTGTTTCCAACCATTCCTGTAGAACTTTTATCTACTCTGGTCCATTCCGAGTATGTATTTGCACCATTTACATTTTCATAAAAAGCAATTGTATTTGGATCAACTGTATATGGTAATTCACATGATTGAGTATCATAATTATAATTTGTATAAGACACTACTTCAGATCCAGAATATAATTTAATAGATTTACTTACACCAGAATTTACAGTATCAATATTAAAAAAGAACGTATCAGCACCGGTTGTAGTTTTTGCTTTAAATGATGTATAGGGGTACAAGGTTGCACCAGCAGCAGTAATAGTTCTTGTACATGTAGCACTTTGAGACGGTGCTATAAGTACAGAGTTGTTTGCAGCAATTCCTAAAATACTTGGCAATAATGTTGTAGTAGTAGCAAAAGAATTTACATAACCATATTGAGCATATATTCCGTTATAAGCTGTAACGGTAGAAAGAATATTTAATATTAAATTTGCAGTACTAGCATTATTTGCAAAATCAATATCCTTTAATTCTGGTTGATTATTAAAAAATTCTGTAAGTGATGCTTTAATATCACTAAAATCTAAAGAAGCAACATTGAGGTTTTTAAGTTGGTATGTCATTATAGTTCGACTTCAATAAATGTAGAGGTATTTGATTGTTTTATGATGCCATCAGAAGTTGAAAAGTAAATTAAAAATTGAAATACTGTATCTGATGCATATTGTACCTCTACTTTAACATATGTTAAAGATGGTATAGCAGAGTTTATATATGCTGCCATATTATTTTCTAAAAGCCCAATATTTGCTTGTCCATCAAAAATATAACTAAAATAATCGGATCCAAGATTAATATCAGAAACCAACTCTCCTTTTTGAGTTTTACATACATTTTCAATATATTGTGAATATGCATTAAAACCACTAACCAAACCAATATCTTTTTTGGTTGATGAAGAGTTTATCTTTTCAAATAATATTGAAAAATCTTTAATAGCCATTAGAATATTTATATCATGGGTAAATTGGGACATTCGCTACAACCCCAGTGTAATCACCAGCAATTGTACTTAAAGCTAATGCTGATTCATGTGTACCAGAACTAGTAACTACATGTTTGATCCCTGTGATATAATAAACACCATTTAATGCAGCACTTTTTGATGCATATGGATATCCACTTACACCATTAGAATTTAAACGAATTGTTTGTCCAACTCTTAAATTAAAATCACCCGCAATAGTTACATCTATTTTTCTACCATACTGCAATGCATCTGTAAATTCTGCTCTTTTTACCGGAGTTTCAACTGGAGTATTCCAGAAAGATGCTACATTTAATCTAAGTTTTATATATGCTTCATAATTGGGATTAACATCTGGACATATACAACTATATGGTGCAGAAGGAGTTCCCCACAGACACCCTAACCAAGCTCCACCCAATGTACTATTAATTTTATCACATTCTTCATTAGACGTATCAAAATATACATCGACTGGGGCAGATGAAGTAAATCTGTTGATTATTGGTGGACAACCAGTTGGACCTTCCCATAGTGAAAATCCTCCAGAACTCCCAGAACTTCCAGATGTGCCTGCTACTGCACCCTTATAAAACCCAATGGCTTCAGCAATTTCTTGAACTGTAGGAAATTTTTCAAAACATTCTTCAATAGTTCCTGGTGTACTAGTAACACCACGTGTAATAGATGAATTAGCACATTCATAGCTATCACGACTTATAACTGGATAAAACGCTTCCTGACCTTGATTAGTACCGTATGTATATATTTGTTTTGATGACATCTAATATCCTAACTTTAACAGTTTCCATCTAATACATTTTCAATCCAAAAAGAAGTTACACGTGTTTTTGCATCAATCTGTTCAATACAAACTCTAGCAATATGTTTGATATCACC